TTTAGACTCCTTTTTTTTTAGCGCAGAAGCCGTCCCCGCCTCCGGGACGGCTTTTGTGCTGCCGGAGTTTGATGTTGAAGAAATGAGGTGTTACCGTGAAAGAAAAATTGAATCCGAGACAAAAGAAATTTGCCGAATATTATGCTCAGAACGGTAATATCGTTCAGAGTGCAGTTTCGGCAGGATACAGCGAGAACTACGCTAATGCAAGAGCATATGAATTGTTGGAGAATGTTGGAGTTGCCGCATACATAAAGGAGCTGACAGAAAAGGCAAAGGATGAACGCATACTTACTGCCCGTGATCGTCAGGTCATGCTTTCGGATATAGCAAGGGATAATAATAACGAAGCAGCCGACCGCATCCGTGCCGTTGATACACTTAATAAGATGACTGGCGAATATACCGTTAAAGTCGATACGACTGTAAGAACTTCTCCGAAGTTGGCTGATGTACTCTCACAATTAGGCAGCGAGGGGCTTAATGAATAGTTTTCCGTTAAGTCAAAAATATATCGACTTCATCAATACTACCAATGTCAGAGCAGAATTTCTTGAGGGTACAACTGCAAGCGGTAAAACGACTGTCGGTGCAGGCATTAAGTTCATGCGTATGGTATCTGCTTCAAAAAAGAAGCTGCATGTGCTTGCTGCCAAGACAACGGGCAAGGCTGAGGAAACGATCATACAGCAGGACAACGGAATACTTGACATACACTCAAACGCCGTCTATTTCGGCAACGGAGATAAGGATTACAAGCTGCCGCACATCAAATTTGAGGGAAAGATCATCTACGTTTTAGGCTATGACAATAAAGACAAGTGGCAGAATGTACTTGGTGCTCAGTTCGGCAGCGTGTATATAGACGAGGTCAATACGGCAAATATTGAATTCGTCCGTGAGATCTCAACCCGTAATGATTATATGCTTTGTACGCTTAATCCCGATGATCCTGCGCTGCCGGTCTACAAAGAGTTCGTTAACCGTTCCCGTCCGTTCAAAAAATATGAAAATGATATTCCGGCGGAAATACTGTCGGAACTTAAAGAAGAACATGTACCCGGTTGGCGGTACTGGTTCTTTTCGTTTCGTGATAATCTCAGTCTGACCGCTGAGGACATTGAGCGTAAAAAGGCAGCAGCACCGAAGGGCACGAAACTGTATAAGAATAAAATTGAGGGACTGAGAGGTCGGGCAACAGGACTTGTTTTCAGTAACTTTGACCGACAGCATCATGTTATGCGAGAGGCTGATCTCAGACGTCATCTGATGCTTCAATCGTCTTACGGGCAGAACGGAGAGCATTTTATACAGTTCTCTGCCGGACTTGACACTGCGTATTCTCAGCAGTCACCGGATACTATCGCTATGTCGTTTATCGGTATTACGAACAGAGGCAGGCTGTTTTTGCTTGAAGAACAGGTATATAACAATGCAGAATTGAAGCTCCCCCTTGCACCGTCAGATACAGCTGTAAGACTTGCCGGATTCCTTGACCGCTGTCATGACAAATGGGGACTTGCCAGAAATGTATACATAGATAATGCGGATCAGGCAACGATTACGGAGCTGTATAAATACAAAAAAAACTCCGGCTGTATTTATGTTTTTCAGAATGCATGGAAAAAAACAAAAATAATTGACCGTATCAATTTGCAGCTCGGATGGCTGGCGCAGGATAAGATGATAGTACTTGACTATTGCGTGAATTATATCTCGGAACTTGAACTGTACAGCTGGAAAGAGGATAAGGATAACGAGCCTGAGGATGGCCACGATCACATGATAAACAGTGTGCAGTATGCTTATTTGCCTTACGTTAATAAAATCGGAGTGATCTAATGGGATTGATAGATAAAATGAGGAATGCAATTAAAAGTTTTTTACAGATAGAACCGGCACTGAATACCGGCGTGACGATCATGGAGCAGATGGATTTTGAAACCAATGCTGCAAAAAACAGAATATGGTACAGAGGTGACGGATGGGAATTGTCGCAACTGTATAAACAGATCGGCGGAGACAGAAGTATGTTCTGGGCGGCAGTGCCGACAAGAGGAATGGAAATACGCAAGGTACATACAGGTGTGCCGAAGCTTATCGTTGATATCCTGACCGCTGTTGTTATGGCGGATATGAACGATATCAAACTCCCTGATGAGCTGACCGAAAGATGGGACAGCATTGTAAAGGAAAACGAATTTAAAACCCTGATAGGCAAGGCGGTGACGGAAACTCTTGTTATAGGTGACGGCGCATTCAAAATAAGCCTTGACGGGGAAATTTCGTCCGATCCTATCATTGAGTTCTATCCCGGTGACAAAGTTGATTTTGTGTACAAAAGAGGACGTATCACCGAGATAGTTTTCAAGACGTTCTACAGAGAAAACGCTTCATCATATGTTTTATATGAACATTACGGATACGGCTATGTGCGCTATGAGCTGATGAAGGGAAATAGTAAGGTCGATCTTTCCTGCCTGCCTCAGACATCAGAACTTGTCGATGTAACATTTGATAAAAGAGTTCTCATGGCAGTACCGCTGTATTTTTGCGGCGGCAGTATCTATGAAGGCAGAGGACGCAGTATATTTGACGGTAAATGCGACAACTTTGACAGCCTTGACGAAATATGGTCACAGTGGCTTTACGCTGTACGGCAGAGCAGACCAATGAAATTTCTTCCGCCTGCCTACAGTCCGAAAAACCCCTACACCGGAGAGGATCTGAAACCGAATCCCTTTGATAATATTTTTATCGAAAGCAGCGGACCCGTTCAGGAGACAACAACTCCGCCCCGTCCGGAGCTTATTCAGCCGGATATACCGCATGAAAGTTATCTTGCCGCATATATAACGGCGCTTGACCTGTGTCTGCAAGGAATTATCTCACCTTCTACGCTTGGAATTGACGTCAAAAAACTTGACAATGCTGAAGCTCAGAGGGAAAAGGAAAAAACAACGCTCTATACCCGGAATAAAATAGTCGGTGTTTTGCAGTTGGCTATACCTGAGCTGATAAGAAAAGTTTTTTATGTTATTGCAGTAGCAAATGATGAACCACTGCCGGACATTGATGTTGACGTACCATTCGGTGAATATGCGAATCCGTCATTTGAAAGTCAGGTTGAGACCGTCGGAAAAGGACGCACTCAGGGTATCATGAGTATAGAAGCCGCTGTCGATGAACTGTACGGCGATACTAAGGATGATGACTGGAAAGCTGCCGAGGTGCAGAGAATAAAGGCTCAGACGGGAACGGAAATGCTGAATGAGCCTGTATTTACGGAGTGATGATCTATGGCATATGATCTGTCCGAAGCTTTTGAAGCAATTGAGGATGAGCTTATCAGCAGTATGATGCGAAATCTGAAACTGCATCAGGCAGAGGAAAGCAGACTGGGCTTTGAATGGGAGCAGTGGCAGGCTTTGCAGCTTCGGGCGCTTGAGGATTACCGGCGGCGCAATATGAAAAAGTTTCCGCCGAGATTCAATAAGCTGAATCTGCAAATTGATGAAATTCTTAAACGTACCTATAATGACGGCAGGACGGCGCAGGAGAGGAAGATTTTACAGGCAATACAGATGGGTTTTAAGCCTTCAAAAATGCCGTACAGCGGCGATATGGAGCTTGAGGGAAGCTTCTTCGGAGTGAACGAGCGCAAGCTTGATGCACTGATAAATGCTGTGGACAACGATATGGAACGGGCTGAATATGCAGTTCTGAGACGTGCTGATGACCAGTACAGACAGGTAATATTCAATTCTCAGGTCTATGCAAACACCGGTGCAGGAACGTATCAGAAGGCTGTTGACATGGCGACCCGTGATTTTCTCCGGGCAGGTCTTGACTGTGTTGAATACAAGGACGGCAGCAGACACACCTTAGAGGATTATGCGGACATGGCTATACGCACCGCAAATAAAAGAGCTTATCTTCAAGGCGAGGGCAGTATGCGTGATGAATGGGGTATTCCTACGGTCATCATGAACAAGAGAAGCTGTCCTTGTCCCCGCTGTGCTCCGTTTGTGGGCAAGGTATTTATTGATGATGTATGGTCGGGTGGTCAGGCAGTTTCGGGAACTGAGGAAGGTATCTCACCGGTGACTGGTCTGAGATATCCGCTTTTATCGGCTGCGATCAAGAAGGGCTTGTATCATCCCCGGTGCAAGGATGTCCACAGTACATATTTCGAGGGAATAACAACACCTCCGGAAGGAAGTCAGTATACTGCCGATGAGCTTGACGCAATGGCACAGCAGTACAGCGCAGAACAGAAGCAGGGCTATTGTGAGCGTCAGGAAAAGCGGTATGACCGCATGAGCAAATACAGTCTTGATGATGACAATAAGCGCATTTACACAGCGAGGGCAAAGGCTTACGGGGAAAAGGCAGACAATTTCAAAAGTATTGCAGATTCTATCGGTATGGTTTCAGAGAAAAGCAAGCCGAAATTTACAGATACAAATGCAGTTGTTGACAGAAGTATACTTGATTCATCAAAGTACAGAGGTGTATTTGATAAAATGGGAGAATCAAAAAAGGTTACTCGTTCTGTTTTTCAGCAAGTAAAAGCAATGCTTACTCATCGTTCGGGCAGTAATTTTGAAGATTTGTCTTTTATTGACAGCATAACAGGAAAATTCTTAACACGATTTGATTATGATGTTGAAAGACAATGTGTACCGTCAAAAGCTATGAAAAGAATGGTCAAGAATTCAGAGCCCTTCACTATTATCGGAATACATAATCATCCGCATAGTACTGTCCCAAGCCTTGATGATATTGCGCAAGTTTGGCAACGTAAGCAAAAGTACGGAATAGTAGTTTGTCATAATGGTAATGTTTATAAATACAGGGTTCTGGGAAATTATGATGAATCAGAAGTTGATTTTCTTCTTGACAGATTAAACGCTGCGATTTATAATGACAATAGACAAGCTCAGAATATTTCAGTTCTCTTAGAAAACCTAAGGGAATGCAACATTGAAATGGATGTGTTTTTATGGGAATAACTTATGACGGTATTTGTAAAAAGCTTGGATTTGATCCTCTTAAAGGGTATCCTCAAGAGAAAAGCAATAAGCAAAATAGTTGGATTATTGATGATTCCAGAATTAGTCCATATTCCAAATTAACAGAAGAAGAATCTGATTATTTGATGGAGTTATTTTCAAAACGCCGATCAAAAAAATAAAGTATCCGCTCTCACGCAGGGCGGTTTTTTTATGCCCTGATCGGGGAATAATTGGGGAAAATCGGGAAATTTAAACGGCTTTTTTGCAGAGTTTCTGCAAATTTGTCTTATAAAACATAATAAACAGGCACTTTGCGAGGGACATTGATGTCTTTAGCAGAGTGCTTTTTTAATGAGAGGGTGTAGAGAAAATGCGCACTGCTATTATGCATTATAATAGTAAGGAATCAATTGATAAGTGTTCCTATGATGACTACAAATATTTTGAGCACAATGAAGAGAATGATGATTATATCCGGATGAAAAGATTTTACATATCAGCACTGCCTGAGATTCTGACGAAAAAGCAGCTGTCGGTATTTATGAAGTTCTATGCCGAAAATAAAAGCGCTGCTGAAGCAGCTAAGGAAATCGGTATCAGTACAGTAACGGTTTACAAGCATCTGCGTATGGCGGAAAAACGTTTGAAAAAACACTGTGAAATGTATATACTTGCAATAACCGGCAAAAGCTACATTAAAAACTTGAATGACAAGTTTGAGCAAACGCTGAAAAGGCTGCCGGAAGAAGATGCAAAAATAATGCGAATGTATTATATAGATGGTTTGCAAACATCAGATATAGCCAAAAAAGAAGACTGTATTTTAAAGTCTGTGAGGAATATTATCAATAGTTCAAAACGCAAACTTTCAATCTGCGGGTTGAATAAGCTGGAGCTGAACCGTATACGCAGGAATGCGATAGAAAATAAAAAGAAAGAGGGTGAAGCATGACAAGGGAAGAATACTTCACACAATGGTCGGATGACTATTATGCGTCGGCTCAGAGTTTGAAAGAAAAACTAAACAAGCTGAAAGCAAAAGTCAGAAACGGAGGTGATCCGGCAACTGCGTATAGGATACAAGTGTTGTATCAATCATATCTTGATTGTTTGTATATAGCAAAGGAGCTGAAGAAGCACGCAGAAAGAGAAAAGGCAAAAGCATTAAGAATAAAAAATTGAAGGAGGTGATCAGATGGAACTGTCAGAAGTTATGAAATTAAGTCAGGAGGCTATTGCAGGACAGCGTGATTAATATATAAATTACATTTTTGAGAGGAGAAAAAGAAATGTCCGAAGAAAAGAAACCAATGCAGATGCCCATAGAGGACACACAGGAGCAGGAAAACACCGAAGCAAAGGAAACGCCTGCCGAGGAAGAAAAGCCTGCTCAGAACCCGGCAGAGAGCGAAACAGAGCAGCAGGAAACGCCTGCGCCCGCCGCTGAAAGTCAGACAGAACAGAATGTTCCGCCTGCCCTGTCAGAGGTCGATGCGCTTAAAGAAGAAAATTTCAGACTGACAACTCAGCTTGAAGCAATGAAGCTCGGATTTGTGCCGGAAGTTATTGAGGATGCCGTTATCCTTGCCGAGAACATCGTAAAAAAGGACGGCAGTGATATTTCTGCGGCACTAAAGACTGTTGCAAAGAAATATCCTGCATGGACAGCAGCACAAAACGAAAAATCAAAGACAAAAGGCGGTTTCAAGGTCGGCGCAGACAGCTCCGGTGGAAAGACCGCTGATGATGATAAACTTGATTCCATTTTTGGCATAAGAAAGAAGAAATGAAAGGAAGGCAGATAAATTATGTCCAATACTATCAACTATGTTACAAAGTTTGAAAACAAACTCCGTGAGCTTTACGCACAGGATCTGACAAGTGATCCGCTGTTCCACTCAAACACTGATATCAGCGTTATGAACACAAAATACATCAAGATACCGACTCTCAGCGTAAGCGGATATAAGGATCACAGCAGATCTTCCATGAGCTACAACGCAGGCTCCTACAGCAACGATTTTGAACAGAAAGCCCTTGCACATGATCGTGACGTCGAGTTTGCTGTTGACCCGATGGACGTCGATGAAACAAACGACATCCTTTCGATTGCCAATATACAGAACCGTTTTGAGAAAACTCAGGCGATACCGGAACTTGACTGCTACACCTATTCAAAAATCTACAGTGAAGCGGTCAGACTTAATATGACAATAAAGACAACTGCGCTGACCGCCGCCAATGTACTTTCCGACTTTGACGGGAATCTTGAGATAATAGAGGATGCCGGCGTTCCGCTCGACAGACTTGTTCTTTTCTGCACTGCGGGATATAAAAAGCTTCTCAAAAATGCCGAGGGCATACAGAGAACGCTTGATGTTAAATCAGGCGGCGGTGTTGACAGGCGTGTACGCACACTTGATGATATCCAGAAAATTGTTACCGTTCCTTCGGCTCGTTTCAAATCTGCATTCAACTTTACTGACGGCTGTGTTCCCGCATCAGGCGCAAAGCAGATAAACTACATTCTGATAGATCCTGAATGTCAGATCAGCCGTGTAAAGTACAGCTACATACATTTCTTCGCTCCGGGTACGGATTCAAGAACAGCGGACAAATATCTGTATCAGAACCGCAGACTCAATGATACGTTTGCAATAGATCATCTTTTTACAAAGGGCTGCATCATCCACGCTCAGGCATAAGTAAGGGGGTATTGTTTTGAAGGCAATAAAAGACAATAAAGTCTATGAGGTGAACGAGGAAACAAAAAAAGTTTATCTTGCAAAGGGCTTTGATATCGTTGATGATAATTTTAACGTTATCGAGCGAAGTCCGACCGCAACTGTACCGTACAGGGAGTATGAGAAGCTTCTTGAGGAAAATAATAAGCTCAGAGAAGATCTTGCACAGAAAAAGAAGTGATCAGATGTACATTAATGAAAACAGCGACCTTTTTGAATGTTTCTTCGCAGGTGAAGGAAGAGATTTTATATCGATAAAATGTAAATTGATATATCAAGCCGAAAAAATGATAGATGTTATCACACATAACCGGATCCATGCAGTAGGATGGGAGAACCTTACGCCATATCAGCAGAACACTATTCTTGAATGTACCTGTGAGATCATCCGGTTCCTTTACGAAAACAAGGATATGATTGAGACTCCGCTTGCGTCATACAGCGTAAACGGGGTCTCAATGCAGTTCAGGTTTAATTCAACAGTGTATAGTCAGAGCGGTGTTATTATGCCGCTGACTACATATGCCCGCCTTATGTCAACTGGCCTTTGTTATGCGGGAGGTATGGAATGAGGTATCCTTCACTTATTGACAAGCGTTTCTGCAAAACCCCGATCACCGTCAGATTGTATCGGGAAGGCAATGACGAAGACGGAGAGCCGCTGTGCGACATTGAATTTACAGGCGTATGTAATTATCAGGACAGTGCAAAAACTGTCCTTACACCTGATAAGAGGCTTACAGAGATCACCGGACAGGCGTTTTTTATAGGAGATATCGCACCCGGTCAGGCGGTAATAAATGACGGAGAAGCCGTTATTTTCGGTGAACGCCGGAGAATAGCGCAGGGAATGAAAGCGAGAAATCCTGACGGGAGCGTAAATTATACGAGGTTGGATCTGAAATGAAAGTCAATTCAAAGTTTACGATAAACAAGCTGAAAATGAGACAGCTCAGCGCTGCCGCTGTAAGAAGTCTTGAACAGACTGCCGAAGCGCTGAAAACCGAAGTGCAGCAGGCGCAGGTCATACCGAGAGATACAGGAAATCTGCAAGGAGAAGCCTTCTCTGTTGATCTGAAGGACTCACGAAGCGGCAGGGTCAGGCTTGTACATTCTGCGCCGTATGCAAGGCGGGTATACTTCAATCCGGACGGTATGAAATTTCACAAGGAAAAATGGTATTCGTATGAGAACGCCATAAATGCCAAAGGAAAAAAATATATGAAAAAGATAAAGCATGACGGCAACCCCAATGCTAAAGATCACTGGTTTGAGGACTGGCTTCCGGGAGGGAGCAAGCAGGACTTTTGTGCAAAGGCTTTTAAGCGGCTGTATCGCAGAAATGCAGGACTGAAATGAGGAGGACAAATGCTTTTTTTGAATCAGATAAGGGACTGGATCAAGGACTTTGACGCTGCCGAAAACTATTATATCGGAAAGATGAACGACAAGGAAAAGTCTTTAGGTGTTTTTCAGCTGTCACCCCGACCGCCTACAAGAGCTATCGGACAGGAATCAAGCTATGAGGTGCGGCGCATATCAATAAAGCTGCACTGGAATAAAAATCAGAACGAATCGGAACGAGCCGCTTATGAGCTGTACAGACAGCTCAGGGCGGTTCGTTCTTTTGATATTGACGATACACACGTTTATTTTATCGACCTGCTTCAAGCTGAACCTGTCAGCATTGACACGGATGATAACGGCGTTTATGAGTGGGTCATTGAATTTGAAATTTACTATGAAAGGAAGTAATATTTATGCCTGAAACTTTTACAGGGGTATATCCCTGCTACGAAAATCAGTTTAAAATCGAAAACAAAACCATTGCAGATATGGAAAGCTTCTCCGTCAGCATTGATAACGGCATCGAGGAATGGACTCCGTTTGAATCCGGGGGCTGGATCCGTCGGCTCATG